ATGAATTTGCGGATGCTTTTAAAACAGGGGTATCGTTAAGAAAGACGTCTTTCAAATACGCATTTACATAGGCGGCTGAAGTGCGGTCTGTTATACCTTCCTTTGAAGCGGTTGCAGAACCCTCGATCTCTCCTTCTGATATAAGATCAAGGAAAGTTGCAAACTGTTTGCTGTGAAGCGTATCAGGGGTTCTTGTCGGTTGTCTTGGGGGCGGTGGCGAACCTCCACCACCTGAACCGCGAATAATTTTTCTTTTATCTGTCATGCCTGAACTTGCTCCGTATCAATACCGCCAGAAATAACGACTGAGCCGGTGAAGATTTCTCCATATACAATTGGGACGGGCGTTCCGGCCCGGCTTGTTTGTTGCGTACCTGAAAAGCTAAAAGACAAACGCGGGTCTTGTTCACTTGAAAATTCAGGCATTTTTGGAACTGGAAACAGCATCCCACTTACACCGCTTAGAACCATACTCGCACCTATAAGGCCAAGAGCCGCCGAACCATAAGCCCCCGCCGCATAAAGACCTGTTGCACCCATCAAACCACCTCCGCCTGCTAATCCCGCACCTGAACCGCCTGCAAAAAGACCCGCGCCCATCGGCGTGAACGATAAACCGATCAAGGCCACTCCAAGAAGCACTTTTCCGAAATTACCCCCCGAACCTGAAATAACAGGTACAAAAGATATATCTGATTTACCAATAGGATCGTGAAGCTCGTCCGCACCAATCTCTTCCTCATTAGTTATGACTTTATAATATCTATTTGCCATATGACTTTCCAGTTGCGGAAAATTATTGATTAAAAAACTTACAGCTTGCGCAACATTAGAAACATTTATATCTTCAAATTCTTTGTGACCGACTTGTTTTGCCAGTTCTCCATATAACTTAATTTTGCGAAGCATAACGTAACCTCATTCCTGTGCATTTTAACAACCAAGGGTTGTAAGGTTCTTTACAAGATAGTCTATCTCTTAAATGATGTATTACATCGCCATCTACAAAAATCGCCACATGATTCAACCCGACAGCACCAATTGACATAAATAATAAATCGTTATTTTTTAATTTTTCGTTGTTTTTTAATTCAACAAATCCTGTATCTTTTGCGCATCTTTCAAACATCGGGTCATCTTGAAATTCTTCGGGTGTTGTTGGTCTTTCCCAATCTCTTAGTTCTATATTTAATTTTTCTTTGTAATATCTGCGAACAAGCGACCAACAATCAGAAACACCCCAAACCCAAGGCAAACCAATAATATCTGGTTTATATCCTGACGGGGCATATTCGCCCCATATTTCAGTTTTAGGGTTGACAATATACCAAGGCAAGTTTGATTGCTCACAGCTTATTTTATCGGCTTCTGAAGCAACAGGCGGTGTTGTCGGGTGTGAATGTACTATTCCAATAATTTTTCCAAGAGAATCTCCCGCAACAAAATCTTCTGGATTCATTATGAAACATTGATGCGAAGTTATTGCTAAATTTTGACAAGGAAAATATTTTTCTTTCCCGCGAATATTTAACAAAAGACCGCAAGATTCTTTCGGGTCTTGTTCTTTGGCATGAAGCAGCGCGTCAGCCTTCCAAGTCATCCTGTAATCAATCCAATACTAGGAAATTCTGAGCGAGTACATTGACGTTTTGGCGCTCGAACTCCCGCCATATCAAAAACAGCCGCGAGTTCAAAAGATACAACAGTTCTATTTTCTGCCGATTTTCTATCAATAATATATATTTCTTGGGGAAATTCTGCCGTGTTGTCTGGGGTTCCGTATGGGTTTACATTGCTTGGAAAATTAGCGGCGTCAAGAAATCTTGCCTGCGTTCTTATTCTTTTAACAGTTGCGCCTGTCAAATCGTTTCCTGTTGTCGTTTGATTTACCAAAAGAAGTATTGCTGAAATGGTTCCAATTGCATTTGAAAAAGTAAGCGTTGGCCGTGGCAATTGACCTTTACCATATTGAAAACCTTCAGCTTGAACAGGAAATCTTGTATATGAATTACCTTGCCAAATTATTTCGCCATTATCTTTCAAACTTGTTCCCGCATGAAAACGATAAGTTGTTGTTGCGCCGTGTAATGAATTATCAAGTGTCAAGGTAAAAAGTTCAATTACCGCTGACGGGTTGACATTCTGTAATTCGCTTACAATTTTATCTGTACTCATGCTTCAAATACTTGTCTGAATGTAGCGCTGATTGACGCCCTATTGTTATATGGAATTGACTTCGACCAAGTTTCGCAAACAAATTTCTTTGCGCCTGACAAAGTAACAGAAACAGCTGTTGAAGTTATTGTTGCACTTGCGGCGGCTGTAACTGTAAATGTATTTGCATCAACCGCTGTTGCGACAGTATAAGAACCATCTGTTGCGCCTGATGTAAAATCAATTGTCAAAACATCGCCGATTGCAACGCCATGATTTGCAATTGTAATCGTGATTGTTGTTCCTGATTGGACGTAAGTTCCCGTTTTTGTGAAGCCTTCGCCGGGCGGTGTAAACGTAAAACTTTCTTGATCGTTTGCGCGGCTATCAAGAAACGCTTCGACAACATCAGATTCTGTTTCGCTCAATTCAAAACTTACATTGTAGACTTTCGGGTTTTGATTGCTTGCTAGTCCAAAAAATATTCTCTGTTCAAATCCATCTGCAAACCTTACTGTGCGAACAGCGGGCGCAGATTTTTTTGAAAAACCTTGATATGTGGGAGTAACAGAAGGAAAAGTTGCCATTTTAAGTTGCTAATAAACCTCCCGGCCTTTTTTGTTTTATTAATTCTGATTGTATCGCCGAAGCAAGAGCAACGCCAAGTTCTTTTCCGCGATCTTCATTTGCATTTGATTGCATACCTTCAGCGGAGACATTCACATTTATATTATTGACAATGCCACCACCTACGCCGCCGATCTGATTATTTGGAATAATAGTTCCCGCAGAACGAGGAACAAATATCTCCGGACCTCGCTCCCCTACAATTGAAGGCTTTCCAACAGGCGGCCTTCCTCCATTTGCAAACCCTAAAAATCCTCCTATTTTAGTTCCACCGAATAAACCAGTAAGCGCCATTTGAACTCCAAGTCTTAACAAGGACGATGCAAGATCATTAATAATTGATTTAGCCGCTTCTCCAAGGGTTCTTGTTCCCTCTATAGCACCAACTAGAGCATCAGTAATACCTGTTCCAATATCTTCTCCGATCTGTTTAAAAGCACCATTAATTTTTTTTGCGATTTCCTCTTGTTTTGTCATTATTTCAACTTTTTTCTTCAATAATTCTTCTTGTTTTATTAAATCTATAATTTGCTGTGCATCTAATTCGCCAAATTTTTCTTTTAATTCATTTATTCTTTGTTCCATATTAAATTCTTCTTCTTTGCCTGCAAGTTTCGCTTCCATCGCAGAAATATTTTTTAAAAGTGCAATTGTTTGATCGTTAAATGCTTTATCAAGAGCAAGTTGAGCATCCCTTTCTTTTTCGCCTTGTAAAATAATTGATCTTTCTTTTAATATTTCAAGTTCTCTTTCAAGACGTTTTGCTGTTCCTCGATCACTTCTGTTTGTACTAAGTTGTGATAGTTCAAATTCTTTTCTAGCTATTGCAAGTTTATTTAATGCAAATTCTGTTGTTTCTGCTGTTTCAACTATACCTTTAATATTATCGTCAAATGCTTTTGCAGCATCCGCCGCTTCTTTTGCCGCATTTTTATTGTCGATAAATTTTGCCGCTAAACTTCCTAAAACAACAATCGCCGCCCCGATACCTGTTTTTATTAATGCTATTTTTAAGGCTGAAAGAGCAATTGTCGCTTTTGTAATACCACCCGCGGCCAAGAATGAAGAAGCCGCAACTCCTTTCAAACCAGTTGAAGCCAAAGCTGAATTGATCGCGGCCACCTGAAAAGATGTCGCCAAAGTTGCCAATTGTCCAATTATTACAGGCGTTATAATTGCAACACCTTTTGCAGCAACAGCTATTGCCGTAAATATTAAAGTCACTTGACCCGCACCAGATTTTACAAAATTGGTTATTGCTTCGGTTACTTTTGTTAATGCTCTAATAACTGGTAAAACAGCGGGCGCCAATTGATCGCCAAATGCCCTTGATAAATTTTCAGCTTCATTTCCTAAATTTTTAAATACTTGTGTCGGGTCATTTTCTAACAATGCCTTCAAAGAATCCGCGCCATCAAGTTCAACTTTTTTTAAGGCTCTAATAACAACATCACTTGTTAATTTGCCCTCCGATGCAAATTTCTTGAGTTCTCCAATAGTTACGCCAAGTTCTGCCGCAATTGGTGCGAGTATTGTTGGAACCTGTTCTGCAATACTTCTAAATTCATCCCCTTGTAAACGTCCAGAACCTAAAGCCTGTGCCAATTGCCTGAAAGCGTTTGAACTCTCCATCGCTGACGCTCCCGCCAGTTTCGCCGCTGTATTAAATCCGATGAATGTTGTTCTGATGTCTTCAACACCAACGCCCAAGGGTTGCAAACGTGCAGTAATATTTGTAATTCCTTCAAGCGCTTCTGTTGCACTAAGCCCAAATAATTTTTGCGCTTCTGCCGCTATTTCCTGAGATTTTGCAAAAGTTCCTGATGCTTTCGTTAATAATCCAAGTCTGACATTTAATTTTTCAAAATTTGCTGATGTTAATATTGCCTGTCTTCCTAAAGCTGTGACCCCAACACCAAGAATTGCAGTTTTAAGACCGCCAAATGCCCTCTGAAGCCCCGATGATTGTTGTTGAACACCTTTTAACGCTCTTGTGGCCTGTGAAGCATCAACTGTAAGTTTTACATTAGCCTGTGCCACAAATCAAAAAAAGCCTTTATTATATATTACCTTCTATTTGCTCTTTGGCGATTTAATTCTCTTTTTTCTCTTTCATTCTTAACTTCATAATATGCAGCCCAATATATCAGTTCTTCTTCTGTAATCAAAGAACGTAATTCTTGAATTGTTTTGCCTAGTTCTGTTGCGAGAAAAAATTCAAAATTTATCCAATTATCTCGCGATATTATTTTTTTGCTGTATCAACATTCAATTGAATATCAAACATAAATAATTCAATTTCGTTCAATACACTTTCTGGAAGTTCTCTTTGTAAATTCGGCGCGTCTGCGGGTGCAAATGCTTTTGACCCATCTTCTAATTCTGCATTTTTACAAAGAAGATAAGTTGATATTGTCAAAGCGTCATCTGTATTTGCCGCACCTTGAGCGCGGACACGATCATCCCTTGTTAAAGGCTTAAAATATAAATCAACAATTTTTTCTCCGTTTTTATTTTTAAATTCATATTTTCTTCTGGCCGTCATCTGATCTTTATAAGATTCAGTTAACAGATCAATCGTTCTTTTGTTTGGCATTGGTTAATTCGCTGACTAATAAACTCAATGTATCAGAGCGAGCTAGTAATTGCACCACTTGTAATAAAGCTGATATTTATTATTTGAATTTCGCCAAGTGTTGCGCCATATTCTGCCGATGTAATAATTCCAGAAAATCCAATTTTAGTTGATGACGCTGCAGAATCAGGAAATAATTCAAACAATGCGTCAGCGGCATCGCCTGTTGTTAATACATCATCAATAAATGATTCATAATCAGAGTTTCCAGCGGGGTCATAGATAAGTTCTGCGGAACCTTCGCCAGAAATCAATCCACCGATAAATGTTTTTGCAGTATCGCCATTTACTGTTGTCTCCATTGTGTCCTTAGTGATAGATAAAGACCAACTTCTAACACCTGAAACGTCAGCTTCAGTTCCCGCCGCATTGTGGAACATTATTTTGCCAACATCGCCCTTAATCGCAGCCATAACAAAAAAAAGAATTATTTATAAATATATTAACTCTTTTCTGAATTTTTTACATCTTTTTGTGAGTTTTGTTGACTCTCATAATATTTACGACATTCAGGATCCCAATAGTTTGCTTCCCTTCTTCCCTTGACAGCTTCGATTGCGTCAAGCATTTCTTCTGTGATCTCTAGTTTTGCCATTTTTAAAGTTCCTCAAAAATTTCAAAGGTCATCCGCAATTGCGTTTGAAACTGACCTTCAGGGTTTGGGTTGTCTACGACCTCCGGCCCGATAGGGCTATCAAAGATTACATTAGAAACCGTTATTCTATTATACAAATCCCGCAACCTTTTACCAATTGTATAGTTATCACCTGAACCTATTCCCTGCGGTGTAAAGATATTAAAAACAACAATTCCATTAACGCGATTCTGTCCGCTTGCATTTCCGAGAGTCAAATAATTACTTTCGCCGAATGTTGTAAGGCATTGAACAAAGGTTGTCACGGCGCTACTATCAAACGACATATTATGAAAAACAACAGGGATTGCGGGGCTACTAGCAAGCTCTGTCGCGACTCTAGCTTCAATTGTTGCTCTTACTGTGTTTAAATCAATAGCGGCCATTATTTACCCCTTATTTGTTTGTAAAGGTCTTGAATTTCGTTTGCAAGTTCTTTTGCCAATAAATCAAGATGTTTTGCTTTCAAACCTTGTTTGCTCCTATATGTACCGCCCCAAGATGGCGGCAAACTTGTTCCAAACATAACAGGTTCAGCATATGGAACATTATTGTGAATATGATATTTTTTTCTAAAATTTTCTTTTCCAAGTTGATAATTTAAAGCTTTTGGCGGTCTTATAACAGTTCCTTTACCAGAAGCGCCATATTTGCCTTCTTTGGCGGGTGCGCCGCTTTCTGCGTTTTCTCCTATCTGCCAAGAAACAGCAAGCCTTCCTGTATCTACAGGGGAGCCTTCTTTGACAATACGATCTCCTGTCAAAACAGTAACCGACAACAAAGTATTAATTTGTTCTTCTGAATATTCGCCAATCTGGTCAATTCGTATCTTTCTCATGTTCTTAAATAAAGGGTGTAAGAAATATCGGTTCCGCCTGATGTTTGAGTAAGGACGCGAATAATATTATGTACAATATTTGAAATAAGAACCTTATCTTTTGTCGTAGGTTTTGTCGTGACATCCCCCGCCGATATTGTAATTTTTTTATCTTCCGCCTGAATAAGTTCATTTACTTCGCGCATATTTACATCTTCAAAGACAGCTTTGACAGTTGCATCGCTGTTCGATTCTGAAATAACGCCTGTTGTTGTATTGTAAGAACCCGCAGTAATAGTTCTTATTGTTACATCTTGTCCAAAGCCTTGAATTGAAGCAACATTTTTTATTGCTTTCTGGACGGCGCTCGCGAAGTTTGGCATTAGATTTTATAGGCAATACAAGCGCCACTACTCAAAGTGATACTTGTAAACAATCCATAAATAGTCTGACCCGCAAGAAAAGTTTCAGAATCAATTGAATTTCCTGAATAATTATGCGAAGCCGTATTGATTTGTGTATCTTCTTTAAAAAAAATACTTTTAAATCTGCCTGTGTGTGCGGCTGTGTCTGTGATTAGCTCCCCGCCAAGTGTGTAATCTGGGTCAGCGTTGTACATTGATTAACTCCTTTTGATTGAAATGTTACCCGGCCCACTTATTCGCAAGCCTGTGAAATAGCGTTCAAATAATGGCGGAACGCGATCAGCGCCGACAGAACCGCTGAATACGGGTTCAACAGCGATTCCGCCAACGCCTACTCTTTTATAATCCTCCAAGCCTGATAAGCCAAGTCCCGCTTTATTATTATTTAGATAAACAGCCAATATTGCCTGCGCTCTTTTAACTTGATCTGGAATTTCTGTATCTGTAAAATAATCTGTTGAAATGCGAAAAGGAAATCCGACAGCATAAGTATTTACATAAGTGTCTGGTTTTCTGACTCCTGTTCGCGGCCATTGTAAAGCCTGCGTATCTGTTGCCCGCGCCCCCAAAAAGCGCTCTCTATCAATCCGGACAGTCGCCGTATATAGTGCGCGATTTTTATTATCTGTGGTCGAACCATCCCACGCCGCAACATCATCATCAAGAACAAGTCCTTCAATAATTGCGTTTGCATCTGCAAGTGTTAGATAACTATTTGCTGATGCGTCTCCCGCTGTTGCTGTTATGGTTATTGCCATTTTCGACCTTAGATTTGGGTTTACGTTTTTTTGTTTTAGTGGGAATAGAAGCCACCTCAACGGCAGCTTCTTTTTCCCTTATTCGCTTAAAAGCAAACAATCCCATTAACTTGAAGCACCTTTAAGGGCAACAAAGCTAAGAACGATTGCTTCAGACTCCGAGCCACTTGTCAGATTTGTAACGGATATTTTAAATGATCCGTCAGCAATCAAGTTGGCTTGTGCCATATATGCTCCCGCAGTACCGCCAGAACTATGGTTTACAAGAACAACATCAGTTGATGAAATTTTGCTGTTTGTAACAGTAAAACTTACTTCTGCACCCGCTCCTAAAGCAGCACCATTCATGGTAATCTGTCCTGACTCTGCGTTAAGAGTCACACCTGTTGATTTGTTAGATGCTTGGGTAACAGTTCCGCCTGTAGTTGGGCCGGTTAGTTTTCCCGCACTAACTTCAAATAAAGATGGCATAATTAGTTACCTCTAGTCTTGATTAGATACGTTGGTAATTCTTACGATACCAATGTTCTTTGTTTCGTAGACCTTCGACCAGTTGCCTACTGTTTCAAGCTGACTTCTTGTTGGGTTTGTTGTAGTAACAGCCCATTTGCTTCCAACAGGATGATATGTGTAATGTAAATCAATAGACATAGCATCAGACTTTGCAAGAATGTCGCGGTCTGTCTCTGTGGTTAGCCCTGCCTGTTCGCCCGATGCTACGGATCCGGCTGTAAAGGCGTAGGTTGAATACTCTGTTGAAGCGCCTGAACCTGTTGTTGGTACATCGTCAGAAACGATAACTCTTAATCCCATAAATGTAGGAACTGTTGGGCTACCGAAAGCGTTTGCAGTTGTACCAGAAGTTGCGGCTGAATCAGCATCGCCATTGTTGTCGTAAATACGATCAATAGCGTTTCTTTCTAGTAAGTCATAATAAACTTTACTGTGCATTGCTAAAGCTGTTAGCTTGTCGCCTTGATCTCCAAGAATCGCTCTTGCTCTTGCAATATGGCGTGGAGATAATGCTGTTGGGCTATCGCCTGATTCAGAATCAATAGTTAAACCAAAGAAAGCTGAGTTGCTATCGTTTGCATTGATAGAACCAAATACACCTGAAAGACAAGAGAATAAATCCTTCTGTCTTTGGTTTGCTATATAAGCACCGATTTTCT